CTTCACTTTTTCTCCAGGTTCTCTATTTGGCGCTCGATATACCATCTTGCCTTCTTTAGATCTTCAACTGTATCACTATTCTTCTTTCCAGCGCGCAAGACATATTTAATAACATTTCCTAATGAAAAGTTTAGGTTATATGCCTCAATAACCTTAATGGCTTCATAAGTGTTTTCCTTCCCCCCGTAGTGATCGGGGTGGTCGATGGCGTTCATAAGCCCTTCCTTAGCCCCACAAAGCCGAACAGACCGTCTCTGTAATGGCCGCTGTTACCAAATATGGATCACAATTTGAATTTGGCCTCCGATCCTCGATATAGCCAACCCCATCTTTGGCAACCTGCCACGGAATACGGACGGAGGCTCCCCTGTCGGACACGCCCCACCTAAACTCCTTGTGTGAACAAGTCTCGTGAAGGCCCGTAAGCCGAGACTCAATATCGTCGCCATACACGGCAATATGCTCGTCAGCCTTCTCTCCCAACGCTGCTGCTGCCTTTTCGCATACACCAGGCTGGGTTCTCATCTCGATCGTGGAAAAGTTCGTATGGCAACCTGCCCCATTCCAGTCGCCCCTTACGGGCTTTGGATCCCAAGAAACAGAGACGCCATATCTTTCGGCAACCCGCTCCAATAGATAGCGGGCGAGCCATAGATGATCGCTAACTTCCACGGGAGCGCACGGACCAACCTGGAACTCCCATTGTCCAGGCATAACCTCCGCATTGATACCAGAGATCTTCAAGCCAGCACTCAAGCATAGTTCAAGATGTTCCTCCACGATGTCCCGACCAAAGGCATTAGACGCTCCGATGCTACAATAATACTGTCCTTGCGGGGCTGGGTATCCCTTCTCGGGGAAGCCAAGAGGTCGGCCGTCTTTGAGCAGAGTGTATTCCTGTTCGAGGCCAAACCACGAGCTATGATTCTTGTATTGCTTCGAGATTTCCAAGCACCGATGCCTCGTGTTTGTTTCGTGAGGCGTGAAGTCGGTGTTAAGCACCTCGCACAGCACCAACTTGGCGCCGCCCTTTCGCAAGGGGTCTGGGACCACCCTAACTGGCCGCAGGACGCAATCTGAATCGTGTCCCTCTGCCTGGTTCGTTGAAGAGCCGTCAAAGCCCCACAGGCCGTGGGGTGGGCTGGAATCCACCACTTTCGTTTTACTGCGTAACTGTGGAGTCGGCCTTGTGCCGTCAATCCAAATATATTCTGCTAGTTTCATTTTTCTCCTCGCTCTTCAGCCGAAACTACTGCCATAATATGGCTTCTCTCTGTGAGGTAAAATGTGTGCTCCCTCAAGCCAATCTCCCGAATAAGGTGTGTGGGAACAATAATAACATCACCATATATGTACTCTTTTTGAGAGTCGCAAACTACCGAGACTGCCTTAAAGGGCTTCTCCGCTGGCTTGTAATCCTCTGGGAGGGCGATAAGGCTCTTTTCGTGAGCCTTTTCGGTCTCATCAAAATCTAAAGACACCTGGACCCACTTGCTGGTCGGTGCTAACAACATCTTAGTCTTCATTATTCATCCTATATTAGTATAACCTCTAAACGAGGTAATGTCAAGTTGTTTATGTTATGTAACTTCACACTGGCCGCCGGAGCATGCCTGGGCGCCCTGTAAGTCTGTGTTGTCCTGAAACTCCATAACATTTGTCAGGTCAACCGCTTCCAGCGACTTCATCATTCTGTTATAAGTCTCTTCATCGCAATCTTCAAACGGGGCCTGAACGTAAGAGCCGCCATCTGCCGGCATTACCGAGAGGCCGTTGTAACAACTGCGGTTCTCCCACATCCATTCTCCAACCTCGTCCCACTCGTCTTCCTTGATGGTGACGGTCGCACTCACGTTGTGCGTATTTTGCCCTTTCCAGTGGCCGGTCTTCACCCATTCCCTACTGACCTTCTTGACACGGTTGAGCATCTCCAGCGCGCTCTCAGAGCGTGTTATGGACCCTTCTGGTGCCTTCTGCGGGGCGGAAATAACTGCGGTGTCATGAGGGCGGAAATATTCGTCCTCGATAAGCTCTGGGTGGTGCTCAGCTAAATATTCATAGATGGGCTCGTTCTTTCCGACTCGGATTCGTCGGATATAATAGTCGTTGTGCCATGCGTGAATCCCTGACGAGGTGCCGAGGGCCAACGAAGTAGTTCCCGCCGGCTTAACACAAGTGCTGCGAGCAGCGGGATTAATGCCGATAAGGCTTGCAACTCGTACATTTTCTTCCTTTACAATTTTGGCTGCGGCTTTCATATCAAGGTTGAGGACTTTGCCAGAGGCAATACCAGTCATAGAAACGCCGATTAGGGCGTCCTTTTCTGTGGTCCTCTGCCACACCGGACGGAGGTAGTGAAAGTCCGTATAAGACGCCTGCAAGGTGCCTATGAAAGTAGCAGCTCGGACTCGGGCTTCATATTCTTCCTGGGAGTCGATGTTTGAAACATTTACCTCGGTCAAGTTACAAAACTGATAGGGCCGGAGGGCAATCTCACAACAAGGGTTGGTTCCCCAGTCCTTATCAAAAGTGAAGTAAAACCCTGGTTCTCCTGCGCCGCTTGCTTTGACTCGTTCCCATAAACCAGAAAAAAATTCTTTGGTTATGATATGACGCATAAGAACGACAGAATTATTGGCCCTGCCTCTTTGCGGATTCTTCTCAAACCATCTTCCCGCTTTGGCGGCGATCATCTCATCATCATCGGCTGAAAAGAGGGAGATAAGGGCAGCACGGCGAATACCACCTGCGAGCACGGCGTCAGCAATGTGGCAAACCATGTCATGGACCTCGATAGGGCGCAGTTTATCGCCATTTTCCTTGGCCTCTAACATCCCCTCCAACTTTACAAGGCACTCACGCAAAGGCTGTGGTCCCGGGGCTTTGCCGCCTGATGTTACTAAGCGGCTTCCCTTGGGTCTAATGTCCGAGAAGTCGAAACGCAACTTTGAAGTTCCGCGAAAATAGGAAGTTATAAGCGCCTTTACCGCGTCTGCCCAACCCTCAATGGAATCCGAAACCAGAAAACGATAAGTGCGTTTTCCGCTTGGTTTGCGGATTTCTGGGAGTTGCTCAACGTGATGAGCCTGGACGGAATAACCGACCCCTGTGCCACCCAAAAGAAGAAACATAACTTCCCCAAAAGCACGGATGTCATCTATGGGCATAAACGCACAATTAAAAATGCGATTTGGAGCCACCTCTATCGGCTTGCCCCCGAACTGCATCGACCTCATAGAAGGAAGAACCTTCTTCTCATAAACATACTTATAAGCCGCCTCAATCTCTTTTTTGAGTTTGGGGTAGCGCTTTATATGCATCGCTTTATTACGATCTACCAACTCTGTGTATGTCTCCCGACGGTAAGCGTCGGGCAAGTATCTGGCATACTTCATGTGTACTGTGATATCTGATAAGATCTCCGATGCTAGCTCCATTTTATGCTCCCTTTTCCTTTTGTTGTTTTCTAAATTTCTTATACTTTTCTTTCAAAACTTCACTTTGGTCTTTTGTTGATATTACTGAGGTCTCTTCGCCTGTTGGTTGTAATACATCAATTTGAACATTTGCCGTATGCATAGAAATTGGAAATACCAAACCATCGGGACCGTTCCTGTTCTTCGCAACGAAAAATCTGCCGGTGTCCGACTGTTTATCTTCTATGGTTCTCGAAAGTGAAAAAATGAAGTCTGATACGAAACACTTATTAAAAGCTTCCGAAATGGATTCCATTGTGATAACTTCCGCATTTAGACCAGACCTGTTGGTTTGAGAGGCGGTCCAAAGGCAACAATCAAATTCCTTTGCCAGTCCGCGCATCTCTTCATAAATAGATTCCAGTTCATGTCTTTTCTCACTTTTACCAGAAATTGGCCGCAATAAATCACCATAATCCACGATGACCATATCGGGATGCACATCACGCATTTTCAACTTTTCTAGGTGTGTTTTTAAAGTGCGAGTGGAGGCGGATTTGGTGGGATATTCCTTCACAATGAGAGTTCCTTCCAAATCTTGAACCTTCTCGTAAATCTCTTCTTTGAAAGAGTGTAACTGACCAAGGGGAATCTTAGTGATGCACGAATCATAACGACTCGCCACAA